GCTGCCCGCCCATGCAACAAGTCGTCTCTGCACACGCATATGCCAAGCACAGAGGAGTCAGCGCCAAAGCGGTAACGAAAGCGATTAAGGATGGTCGCCTTCAGAGATCCGTCGAGAAGCGCGGACCGGGCTGGGCCATCAATCCAATAGAGGCCGACCAAGAGTGGGCCGAGAGCACGGACAGCGGGTCCGGCTACCCTGGGCACGCCGTCCAAATGGCTTTGGTAGAGCCACCCGCGCCAGTGGCTGCGCCTGAGGTTACTGCCTCATCACGCCCCATCTCCTACGCCGAAGCCCGCGCCCAGCACGAGCGCTTCAAAGCTAGACTCGCAGAGCTTGAGCTTGAGCAGCGCGAGGGCAAGCTGGTCGAGGCCGAGGCTGCGAAGAAGGAGGCGTTCCGGATCGCCCGCTTGGTGCGCGACGCAATGCTGAACATTCCTGACCGCGTCGCCGCCGAGCTGGCCGCGGAGGGCAACCAGTTCAAGGTGCACCAGCGGCTCACGCAGGAGATCCGGCGGGCGCTGGAGGACATGAAACTTGAATGACGGCGCGCTGGTTTACCGGGAAGCGTTCCTTGCTGGGCTGACGCCTGACCCCGACCACACCGTCAGCAGCTGGGCAGACGAGCATCGGATGTTGAGCCAGAAGGCATCCGCCGAGCCTGGCCGGTGGCGCACGGAACGCACGCCGTACTTGCGCGAGATCCTTGACTGTCTGGGCTCGAGCAGTCCGGTGCAGCGGGTGGTGTTCATGGCCGGAGCCCAAGTGGGCAAATCGGAGACCGGTAACAATTGGCTGGGCTACGTCATTCATCACGCGCCTGGCCCCATGTTGCTGGTCCAGCCGACGGTGGACACGGCGAAGCGGTTCTCAAAGCAGCGCCTCGCACCCATGATCGAGGAAACGCCGATCCTGCACGAGCGGATCGCCGCGAACGCCAGCCGGGACGGCGGCAACTCAATGATGACCAAGGAGTTTCAGGGAGGGGTGCTGATCATCACCGGTGCCAACTCGGCCGCTGGGCTCCGATCGATGCCGGTGCGGTACCTGTTCTTGGATGAGGTTGACGCCTACCCGTCGGACGTGGACGGCGAGGGAGACCCGGTACAGCTCGCCGAGAAGCGCACGACCACGTTCTCGAGGCGCAAGGTGTACCTATGCTCGACACCGACGATCAAGGACGTGAGCCGGATCGAGCGGGAGTTTAATGCGAGCGACCAGCGCCGCTACTTCGTCCCCTGCCCGCACTGCGGCCACAAGCAGTGGCTGCGCTGGGCACAGATCAAGTGGCATGACGACGACCCGCAGACGGCGGCTTACGCCTGCGAGGAATGCGGCGCGCTGATCGAGGAGCGGTACAAGTCGGAGATGCTGGCCGCGGGTGAGTGGCGAGCAACGGCGACGAGCGACGGCCGCACGGCGGGGTTCCATCTGTCGAGCTTGTACAGCCCGTTGGGGTGGAAAAGCTGGGCAGAGGTCGTGGCTGAGTTCTTGGCGGCTAAGTCGGACCCGTCGCTGCTGAAGACCTTCGTGAACACGGTGCTGGGCGAGACGTGGGAGGAGGACTACTCGGCGAAGCTGGGTGCGGCGGACCTGCGGAATCGGGTTGAGTTCTACCAGTCTGGCGTTGCGCCTGCGCGGGTGTTGACCGTGACGGCTGGTGTCGATGTCCAGGACAACCGTATTGCAGTGTCGCTGTACGGCTGGGGCCGCGACGAGGAATGCTGGGCGCTGGACCACATGGAGATCTACGGCGATCCGGCGAGTCCGAAGCTCTGGGCCCAGCTGGACGAGGTGCTGTTGAAGCCAGTGGCGCATGAGCTGGCTGAGCCGATCAAGATTTCGGCGGCGGCGATCGACTCAGGTGGACACTTCACAAACGAGGTGTATGCGTACTCCCGCGACCGACGTGCGCACAATGTGTTGGCGATCAAGGGTCAGTCGCAGCGCGGCAAGCCTCCGATCGGCAAGCCCACCAAGGTGGACTTCAACTGGAAGGGAAGAGTGATCAAGTCGGCTGCCGAGGTGTACCCGGTGGGCTCGGACACGATCAAATCGACGATCTATGCGAGGCTGAAGCTGAATGCGCCTGGCGCTGGGTATCTGCACTTCCACGGCGAGCTAAGTGACGACTATTTCGAGCAATTAACGGCTGAGAAGCAGGTAACGCGCTATGTGAAGGGCTTCCCGGTGCGTGAATGGGTGAAGAAGTCGGGTGCCAGGAACGAGGCGCTGGACTGTGCGGTGTACGCCTATGCGGCGTTGCAATGGCTGTACACGCGGTACAACCGCAGGACGATTTGGGATCAATTCGAGCGAACGCTGCAGATCGCTGCCCCAGTGGTCGAGAAGCCCAAGGTAGAGGAGCAGCAACAGGTCGTAAGGCGTCCCCAGCGTAGAATACGGTCAAATTTCATCTCGCAATGGTGACCTATGGGCGTGCCAGCATCGATCTACGCCGGCGACACGGTTAAGTTCAACATCCCCGTCACGCCGGACTACTCAAGCACGGCCAGCTGGGTAGGCACGTTTGTGCTCAAGCACAACACGGGCAACGACAGCATCACGGCGACGGGTGTTGCGGACGGTGCGGGTGGTTGGAACTTCACGCTGACCGCTGCGCAGACGGCTAATCTGCACATTGACACGCACTGGTATCAGCTCTACGTCACCAAAGCTGCGGAACGGTACACGCTTGAGCAGGGCCAGGTTCGGGTTCTGGGCAACATCGCTGTCGGTACCAACTACGACGGTCGCAGCCAAGCGCAGATCGACCTTGAGGCCGTGCAGGCGGCGATGCGCACCAAGATCTCGGGTGGCGCGGTGGCCGAGTACACGATTGGGAACCGGTCATTGAAATCGATGCCTATGACGGACCTGATTGCGCTTGAAAACAAGCTCAAAGCTGATGTTGCGAAGGAAGCCCGTGCCGAGCGGATTGCGAAGGGATTGAACAGCGGTCGGGCGGTGTACGTCCGGTTCGGGGGTTGAGATGGGCTGGCGAGATTGGTTCAAGCGCAAGACTGAGGTCAAGGTTGTCCGCAAGTTCCAGGGTGCGGTGTACGACCGGCTGGTGTCGGACTGGATGGCCAGCAGCAACTCGCTGGACGCTGACCTGCGGAAGGACCTCAAGACGCTGCGCCAGCGTGCTCGAGACCTCGGGCAGAACAACGACTACGTTCGGAACGCGCTGCGGGTGATCGAGAACAACGTGGTGGGCCAAGGCATCACCATGCAGGCATCGGTGCGCATGCGCCGCGGTGGCCGCATGGATGATGCTGCGAACTCGGCGATCGAGGCCAGCTGGGCCAAGTGGAAGCGGGCGCGGTACTGCCATGTGGCGGGGATCCTGTCGTTTGCTGACATCGAGCGCTTGGCTATTCGGTCGGCGGCTGAGTCGGGCGAGGTGTTCATTCGCATGGTGCGACAGGCAATGGGTGGTGGGCGCGTGCCGCTCTCGCTTGAGGTCATCGAGGCCGACCGGCTGGACGTGGACCTGAACGAGGTTGCGCGGAACACCGGCAACGACATCCGCATGGGCATCGAGCGTGACCAGTGGGGCCGACCGGTCGCGTATCACTTCCGGGTGCAGCATCCTGGGGACTACCCGCTGGCTACCGGCACAACGGACAGCCGCACGGTGCGAGTGAGCGCCGACGAGGTGCTGCACCTGTACCGGGTTGAGCGGCCGGGTCAGACCCGCGGGTTCCCTTGGATTGCGTCGGCGATCATGCGCATGCACCACCTCAACGGCTACACCGAGGCCGAGGTCATCGCGGCCCGTGCTGAAGCCTGCCGGATGGGCTTTATCACGTCGCCTGAAGACGACGCGATGCAAGACGTAACGATGGATGACCAGCCGGTATCGAACTTCGAGCCGGGCAAGATCGAGCGTCTGTTGCCGGGTGAGACGTACCAGGAAGCCAAGCCTTCGCGACCTGGTGGGCAGTACGAGCCGTTCGTTCGCGCGATGCTGCGGTCAATGGCGGCTGGCATTGGGGTTTCGTACGCGACCTTGAGCCGCGACTACTCGGAATCGAACTACTCGAGCAGCAGGCTGTCGCTGCTGGACGACCGCGACCAGTGGCGCGTGCTGCAGAGCTGGATGATCGAATGCTTCCATCGCCGGGTGTTCGAGGAGTGGCTTGACCGGGCGGTGTTGTCGGGTGAGCTGCAGCTTGCGCAATACGAGCTCAACCCTGCGCCGTTCCGTGAGGTGCGCTGGATTCCGCGTGGTTGGCAGTGGGTGGATCCGGCCAAGGAGATGGGCGCGTACAAGGAAGCCGTGCGCTGCGGGTTCACGACCTTGGCTGATGTGGTGGCCCAGCAGGGTGGCGACCTTGAGGATTTGATGCAGCAGCGCCGCCGCGAGCTGGACATGGCCGAAGCGTTGGACTTGGCGTTTGATACAGATCCGCACGAAACGATGGAGAACGGCGAGCCGCAGCCGGAGGACATTGAGGAAGACGCGGCAGAAGAAACGCCAACCTGATAAAATTCCTCTATGCAATCGGGTGAAACGATGGAAAAACTTGAATTGCCGGTCCTGACGCGGGCGGCGTCTACGGAAGCTATTACCGTTGACGCAGAGTCGCGCACGATGGAGTTTCCGTTTTCGAGTGAGCTTCCGGTCGAGCGTTGGTTTGGCGATGAAGTGCTGTCGCACAACGCTGGCGCTGCGGATCTCAAGCGGCTCAACGATGGCGCTCCGCTGCTGTTCAATCACAACATGGACGAGATCGTCGGTGTTGTCGAGCGTGCCTGGATTGACAAAGACAAGCGCGGATACGCCAAGGTGCGGTTTGCCAAGACTGCTCGAGCCGACGAGGTGATGGGCCTAGTCAACGACGGCATTCTGCGCAATGTGTCGTTTGGCTATCGCATCATGGACATGGTCGAGAGCAAGAAATCCGGCCAGTCAACGTACACGGCAACCCGTTGGGAAGCTTATGAAGTTTCAATGGTCACGATTCCTGCCGATCCAACAGTCGGGGTCGGTCGGGCCGAGGCCAATGAGAAGCGCGCGGTCAATCTGACGCGCGAGGATCCACCGGCACAGCCTGCCGAAACCACCAATGAGGACACTATGTCTGAGCAAACCGTCGATATCCAGACGATTGCGACGCAGGCTGCAGAAGCCGAACGGTCGCGTATCGCCTCTATCTCCGCGCTGGGCGAGCGCTTCAAGCAGCAAGACCTCGCGCGAACCTTGATTGATTCTGGCAAGAGCCTTGACGAGGCCCGCGCCGCTATTCTGGAGAGCATTTCCGTGGAACAGAAACCTGTCACTGGTACTGAAACCGACATCGGCCTCACGCAGAAAGAGGTCCGCGAGTATTCGTTCCTTCGCGCCATGAACGCGCTGGCCAACCCCGGCGACCGCGCCGCGTGGGAAGCTGCTGCGTTTGAGCGTGAGGTGTCGGAGGCTGGTGCCAAAGCTGCCGGCAAGTCGAGCCGCGGCATCTTCGTGCCCAGCGAGATCCTGCGCAATAAGCGTGATCTGACTGCTGGTACCAACAACGCTGGTGGCTTCACTGTCGCCACCGACCTGTTGGCCGCTTCGTTCATCGAGATGCTGCGCAACCGCGCGGTGGTGATGCGTTCTGGCGCGACCATGCTGTCCGGTTTGGTGGGCAACATAGCGATCCCCAAGCAGAGTGCTGCGGCGACTGCGTACTGGGTGGCTGAGAACTCGGCTCCGACCGAGTCGCAGCAGACGCTTGCACAAGTGACGATGTCGCCGAAGACGGTTGGCGCCTTCACAGATATCAGTCGGAGACTCCTAAACCAGTCATCCATCGACGTTGAGGCAATGGTTCGCCGCGACCTGTCGTCGGTCATTGGCCTCGCAATTGATGCTGCTGCGCTGTACGGCTCTGGTTCTAGCAACCAGCCGACCGGCATCAAAAACCAGACTGGCGTCAACACCAAGGACTTCGCTGCGACCAACCCGACGTTTGCGGAGTTGGTGGCGATGGAGACCGAGGTTGCGACCGACAACGCCGATATCGGCACGATGGTCTACCTGTTTAACCCGGCGCAGCGCGGTGCTCTGAAGACTACCGAGAAGGCGACCAACACGGCTCAGTTCGTGTGGGAGCCTGGCAACACGGTCAACGGTTATCGCACCGAGACGAGCAACCAGGTCACCGCTGGCGACGTGTTCTTTGGCAACTTTGCTGACCTGATCATCGGCATGTGGGCTGGCCTTGACCTGATGGTTGATCCGTACTCCGGTTCGACCGCTGGCACCGTCCGCGTCGTGGCGCTGCAGGACATCGACATTGCGGTTCGCAATGCAGTGTCCTTCTGCTACGGCGACGCTGACATCGCCTGATAGTCGAAAAGACTAGGCGGGCCGGGGGAAACCTCGGCCCGTTTCGTATGCGCGTCTTGATCCTCAGCACGACGATGGCAGATGGAAGGCTGGTCAAGGCCGGCACTCAGCAGGAGATATCTGACGCTGATGCTGAGATTTTGATTGAGGTGGGCAAGGCTCGCTTAATCACGCAAGCCAAGCCTGAAGTGGTGCAACCGCAGAAACGCAGAGGCCGTAAGCGTGGCGCTCAGTGAGAATCTGGACGTGTTCCTGCAGACCACCGAGTTCGCGGTGGCTGTCACTGATGGCACGACTGCGACCACCGGCATTTTGGATATGCCCAGCGAGATCATCGCGGGCAACATGATCATCAGCACTGACTACGCGCTGACGATCAAAGCGAGCGTCTATCCATCGCTGGGCTACGGCAGTTCTCTGACCGTGGCTGGCGTTGCATACACGGTTCGAGAGGTGCGCCTGCAAGATGATGGCGCATTCAAAGTGGTCTACTTGCAGAAGGTCTGAGGATGGCCGGTGAGACACTGGACCTCAACTTCACGACAGGCGTCTATAGGATCTGGATGGTGAGCAGACGAGAGCAGATCCTTGCCCGCATTGCCCTGCTGTTGACGCCAACGATCAACGTGAGCGGTCGCGTGTATCGCAGCCGGGTTGAGCCTTTGGCCCGCAACGAATCGCCTGCGATCGTCGTTGAACCATCGGCCGACAACGCCGAGCAGGACACGCTGGGCACACTGCAGTGGACCATGATCGTGCGCGTCTCGGTTATTGTCCGAGGTGCAGTACCAGACCAGATCGCGGATCCGATCATCATGGACGTACACGAGCGCCTGCTGGTGGACACCACGTTGGGCGGCTATGTCACCGACATTGTGCCTGGCGCGACGAGCTGGGAATCATTGGAAGCAGATCAACCGGCGGGTGTGGTATCGGTTGAATATACCGTCACATACCGCACCACCCTCAATGCTCTGAGTTAAAATTCGCATACTGATAGCGAGGTCATCATGCCTTTGTTGAGCCGCAAGCGAGTGATCCTCGCAAAGACTGAAAGCACTTACGGAACTGATTCGACGCCTACCGGGGCCGCGAACGCGATCCTGGTGCGGAACCTGTCGATCACGCCGCAGAATTCCGAGATCGTCGGCCGCGACCTGGTTCGCCCGTACCTGGGCGCCAGCGAGCAGATCGAAGCCGGCGTGCACGTGACCTGCGAGTTCGAGGTCGAGGTCGCCGGATCCGGCACCGCTGGCACGGCTCCGGCTTACGGACCGCTGCTGCTCGCGTGTGGTATGGCCGCAACGACTTCGGCGGGCGTGTCGGTGACGTATGCGCCGGTGTCCGCGTCGTTCGGATCGGTCACGATCTACTACAACGTCGACGGCGTGCTCCACAAGGTTACCGGCGCTCGCGGCAACGTGCAGATCAGCCTGCAGGTGGGCCAGATCCCGGTGTACCGGTTCAGCTTCACGGGCCTGTACAACGCACCGACCGACACGGCGCTGCCCAGCCCGACGTACACCGCGTTCCAGACGCCGCTCGCGGCCAACTCGGACAACACGACCGGGTTCCAGCTGCACTCGTACTCAGGCGCGATGCAGTCGGCCGAGATCAACTTCGGCAACGCGGTGAACTACCGCATGCTCGTGGGCGCCGAGGACGTGCTGATGACGGATCGCCAAGTGAGCGGCACCGTGGTGCTCGAGGCTCCGACGATCGCCGGCAAGGACTATTTCGCGGCCGCGCTGGCCACGACGATCGGCAACTTCCAGGTGACGCACGGCACGGTCGCCGGCAACCGGGTGCAAGTCACCTCGAGCCGGGTCTCGCTTGGACCGCCGACGTACCAGGACGCGAACGGCATCCACATGCTGTCGGTACCCATGACCTTCGTGCCCAGCACGGCAGGCAATGACGAAATCTCGATCGTGGTGAGCTGACATGGCGACATACCTATTCTCGGCACGCACGACCAACGGCAACAGCGCGTCGGTGTCTCACCCTGGTGGGCCGGCGCTGCTGGTTGTCCGTGGCACGTTCGACGGCGCGACGGTCAAGCTGCAGGTGTCGGATGACGGCACCAACTGGGTCGATCTGCAGTATGCCTCGTTCACGGCAGCGACGGCCGTGATCATGGACCTGCCGATCAACACGCCGATCCGCGCCAACGTGGCAGGCGCCGGCGCCGGGACCAGCATCACCGTGGCGATCTGACGATGATCCGCGCCGCCATCCGGGCCGCGATCGCGGCCGTTTTGTCATCCGCGGTTCGTCGCAGCCAGTACACCGGGCAGACGCTGGACCTGGACTTCACGACTCAGACGTACCGCATAGAGGTCTGATATGAGCCTGGTTTCGAAATCATTCTCCGACATCGTTACGTTCTCGCGGTCGAGTAACGCCACCAGGATCGGGCCAACGGGACGGGTGGAGTATGCGCCGCATAATTTGGCGACGTACAGCGAGCAGTTTGATAATGCGGCATGGATTGTAAACAATGCCACTATTACGGCGAACGCTGTTTTAAGTCCAAGCGGAACGGTTACGGCAGACAAGATTACAGAAGATACAAGTAATACCGACCATAAAGTCCGTCAAGCAGTTACGTTTACATCTGTTCCACAGACATATTCTGCTTATTTGAAAGCGGCAGAAAGAACTTGTGGAGCACTGCAAATTTATGACGGTTCTACTTTGTTTGGATACATTTTTGATCTATCGACTGGCACATTAGGTTCGCGCGTTTCTGGGTCATCTACTAGTGTCACCGGCTCAATTACTTCAGTTGGCAATGGTTGGTATCGCTGCGCGATTACATTTACGCCAGCTGCAGCAGGTGGTCAGTTTAACGTAGGAATTGCTTCAAACACCACCACCGTAACCTACACCGGCGACGGCACCTCCGGCATCTACCTCTGGGGCGCCCAACTCTCCGTCGGCCCCTACCCTCTCGACTACACGCCCACCACCAGCGCCGCAGTCTACGGCCCGCGGTTTGACTACGACCCGGTGACGCTGGCGGCTAGGGGGTTGTTGGTGGAGGAGTCCAGAACTAACCTGCTGCTGTACAGTGAGCAATTCGACAATGCGGCTTGGGACAAGGTTGATTCAACAATCACTTCAAACTCTGTTGCATCTCCAGACGGAACAATCAGTGCTGATACATTGACACAGTCAGCGACTGGTGTTGCTAGGGTAAGACAGATACAAACGCTTACCAGCTCGCAGCCTTACACACTATCATGTTTTGCAAAGGCCGGAACATCAAACTATATTGCGCTGATTTACTCAGAAACAAATTGGGAATGCTATGCCAAAGTCAATTTGGCAACTGGGGCAATTGTAGAGGCAGGAAACTTTTTCGGGCGGTCAACATATCTTTCTTCGTCCATCACTGCTTTAGCAAATGGTTGGTATCGAATAACGCTTTCTTTCAACGCAGCTGCTGGCGCAGCGACTGACTATGTACACTTGAATGTCACTAATTCAGCTTCGTGGTCATCTAGTACAAATCCGTCAGACACTACCTCAGCTGGATCTGTTTATATCTGGGGAGCGCAGTGCGAATGATTGCCTCAGACCTAGTGCGAGAATTGTTCGACTACCGCGATGGGAAACTGTACTGGCGGCAGACGGCGAACAAGCGACACGCAATAAACCGTGAAGCCGGGACAATCAACAATCTCGGCTATCGTGTTGTAACGATCAACGGCAAAAAGATCCATGCGCATCGTCTTGTGTGGCTGTGGCATGGCAAAGACTTGCCGGAGCAGGTTGACCACATCAACGGCGACCGCGCAGACAATCGGATCGAAAACCTCCGCGCTGCCGACCATGCGACCAACGCATACAACTCGCGGATCAAGTCAGACAACAAGAGCGGCATTAAGGGCGTGAGCTGGTGCAACACCTATCAGCGGTGGGTTGTCCAGCTTTACGCGGCAAGTAAAAAAATATCTGGCCGGTTCAAGACCAAATCCGAAGCCGCTGTGTTTGTCAGCGCCAAGCGCAAAGAATTGCATGGCGAATTCGCCTGTGAAGGAGTCCGCTAAATGGCAGCATTTGCTACAAGTTATATACCGACACTCGCCGCCTCCGTCACACGCAGCGCGGATGTTGCGAGTGTGAATACGTTGTCGCCGTGGTTTAATGCGACTGAGGGGACGATTTACACGGAAGCTAGTTATAGTTCTGAGTCTCAGTTGTCGACGGTTTATTTAGGTGACGGCACGACCAATAATGGAATATGGGTTGGAAAAAGCGTAGGGGGCAGCGGCGCAACTTCTGCTGAATTATATGTTCGATCTGGTGGCGCAAATCAAGGGTTCCCAGTTTCTGTCAGCGGTGTTATCGGCTCAACTTATGTGAAGATAGCGGCTTGTTATAAAGCCAATGATTTTAGGATTGCTGCGCAGGGAACTATTGGCTCGGCTGACTTATCTGGATCCGTTCCAACTTGCAATCAGATGCTGATTGGTGATTATTTATATACATCAGCAAAATCGCAGCATATTAAACGCATCGCGTATTACCCAAGGGCGCTGACCAACGCCGAGCTTGCCGCATTAACGGCCTGATGGAGGACACCATGCTTGACGATCTCCCCCTGACCCCTCCCGTGCCGCTCTGGAACGACCTGATGCTGCGGTTTGCCTCGGAACAAGAGGCCACCGAGCAACTCAAGGCCGCTGGTCTGCTGGTGGACACACAGGCGCTGCTGGACGCCGAAGGCACCATTCTGGTCCCTGCCGGCCACGCACCTGCACCCGGCGCCACGATCGACACGGTGGGCGTGATCTACAAGCCCACCGGCAACACGATCACCACCGACATGGGCGAGCAACCCGAGATGGCGCCGATCGAAGGCTGGCACGTCAACGTGCGCCTGGCGGCCGATCACCTCGTGCCGGAGCTGGACGCTTACCGCGTGACACCGGCCAACCCTGTAAGGATCTGGGCCTGATGTTCAAACTATCGCAATCTGACACCTACACCTGGCCGGTAACGGTTGAGGTTCCTGCAGACGGTGGACGCACTGAGAAAGCCACGTTTGACGCTGAGTTTAAGCGTCTGACGCAGTCGCGTATCGAGGAGATCCGCAAGCTCATTGAGCGCGAGGAGATCCGCGACGTGGATCTGGTGCGTGAGGTGATGGTTGGGTGGTCGAGCGTAGTTGACCAGGACGGCGCGGTGCCGTTCTCAGCGCAGGCGCTGGACCAGCTGCTTGAGGTGCCAATGGTCGCTGGCAGTATCGTTCTGGCGCTGTTCGCCAGTCTCTCAGGCGCCAAGCGAAAAAACTGATTGACGCCGCCAGGCACTGGGCGCAGGGCGGCGTACAAGACGACACAGCAGAGGATCTGGCAGCGTTTGGGGCGACCGCCGAACAGCTGGACAGCCTGCCTCAAACTGACACGGATTTTGCGGTC